TAGTGTCAGTGGGGACAGTTACAACAAGAGAGCAACTGTCCCCGTTTGACCTAACCTGATACTTCGCTTTCGCTTAGAGTTGGTTCTGGAGCCGCTTCATGTGCAGTCTCATCTATTGTTTTAGGCTCCGATTCTGGTTTAGGCAGCAGTCCGAGTTCGATGGCCTCGGCTGCGTTGTTTTCGTCATCGAGAAAATCCATAAGTTGGGAAACATCGTTTCCAAATTTTTCTCTGATATCTGATGGTAATTGTTCGAATTCACTATTGGCTTCGGCAATTAGAGTTTGTGCACTGCTGAAATCAGCAACTTCGGTGAAATCACCGAAGAGTGGTGTGCGGCTTCCAGTAGGCATAGCCGCGCCGTTCATACAGCGTTTTACAATATTATTGATGTTTGCCTCATCGGCAAATTCGCTTTTTGTGCGTGATTTTGTTCCTTTAAAAGATACCTGGACTGGTAATCTTTCTAGAATTTCGTCTATATGTTGTGGTTCCATTTTAATTTTCTACGTATTGTTCGAATGTTGGTATTTCCTCTTTAACAGGTGCTGCTGTAGCAGTTGAGAGGTAGTAAGGCTGTTTTTCAGGCTGTAATTCGCCGCTTTGGTCGTCGAATGTCGCCAAACGATATAACGAAAAGTCCTGGGGACTTTTGTTAATAGTCGTGTTAGGATCATTCTTAGCTTGCTCAAATGACCGTTGTGCGACTTGGTCATTGATAGAGAAGAATGGTGCGCTAAAGACATTGGCTTTAGCGTCTTTGATTGAGTATGCATTTTGTATCATTTTAGGTTTCAGTATTTTGTATTTTATGTTTTTACACTTTTTTTGATTTTATAATTAATTGTGTAATAACGGTTTATGCATTTAGCGCACAATATATATTGTGTCTAATGCGTTGATTTGGAGTGCTTTACGCATCCAAAAGTAGTGTTAAAAGTTCAGGTGAAAGTTGTCCGCTGCCGAACGCAACTAGAACCAATATTATAACTTTTTTTACTGAAAGTGTTTTGATATCTTTCAGTTGTAATAGTGCTTTACAGAGTAATTTCATTAGTGAAGTGGTCTTTGTTTCATACCAATTTTTGCATATTGTATCTCCTCTTTTATGGGAAGTCTAGTATAATCGTCGTAATCATCATATTTTTTTGCATTTTGTATACGGTGACCTTTGATGACTTCGAATTGTTCTGGGTTATCCTGATATAATAAATTGTCGTAGAATTTTGGTGGAGTCATTTTTTGACCTCTAGTTACTACGAAATCGTCTGGATATATTTCTTGTTTATATTTGTCGTAGTAACCACGACCAATACCTGGTCTACGTGACATTGTATTATATTCTGGGAGTTTGTTACCGTAATGTTCTTCAGCAGGCATGCCTGTTACTTTTTTCATTATGTAACGCGCACAATATGCGGCTGTTTCGAAGTTGGCTTCGCCAATAAGTGTATGACCCTGATATTGCCAAGCTTTGTCTAGTATGTCGCTTGAAAAAAGTTTGTGTTTTTTACTATTTTTGAAATATTTTTTGTCGGGGAAGTCGTATCCGAATAATATTGCGTGATGGTGTGGCCGGCCGAGTTGATCGCCATATTCCCCACAATGATAATATCTTATTTTAGATCCTGTATTTTTTCTAAGCCGCTTCATAAAATTTTGAAAGTCGGCTTTAACTAAAGTCTGTTCTGAATTTAGGTGTTCGTCATCGAAGGTTAGGGTGATGAAGCAATTTTGGTCGTGCTCTTTAATTTCGTGTGTGCATCTGAGCGCCCATTGCCGAGATTTTTCTAATCGGCATCCAATACATTGTCCGCAAGGTATATTTACGGGGAGATCGGTGAAACCGTTGGCTCGGTTGAATGTAACAGACCATTTGCCGTCTATTCTGCCCCCCTTATGACGGTAAGCCGTCAGTGGGTGGTAGCAGGGCATTATTAAAGTCTTGTTCCACCTCGCATCATTACAGGATTAACTGTGGCGAGATTAATTGATTGTGTACGAGATGCTCCCCTGGTGAACATCTTTGAACTTTTTTTACGTGATAGTGATTGTCTGTATTTCATGATTTATCTGAATTTATAATTTTTGATGCCTTTATTATCAATAAAGTAGTCTTTTGTTTCTCTTCTTATGGTATCTAAACCCTTATCCATTTTCGGAATTGTGTTTCTGATACCATTCATGATGTTTTGAATAGCAGCTGAACTCCAGTCTGCTGCTGCGCCCATATTGCGACCAATAATGCTTGATCCTATTGCTTTGTTGGTTGCTGAACCTGCTAGTAACTCTGGTCGTTTTTTAATAATTTCTATCTGTTTTTCTATTAAATCCGCTTCTGCTTTACTTATTCTTGCTTGTGCCGCTGAATTATCAGTTTGAGCTTTAACATTTTTTTCCTGTTGCTTGGCAACTTTTGCTGAATTTAAAGAAGCTTGTTGACCTCCAATATCTACATTTGGGGCTCCTGTAGAAGCTCCCCCAGGAGTGCTTGCGCCTCCTTGCTGATATGCTAACATAGGATTAAGGCCTGCAGCCTTCATATCCTCCATTGCTCGTTGATATGAGGTATTAGACATTCTTTCCTGAAAGTCCATTTGCTTATTAGCTGAACGTTGACCTAATGCTGATGAAACAACTCCGCCTGCTACTGCTGAAACTAATCCTCCTAAAAAAGGTTGAATGAGCGCTAAACGCTCAAACAACTCTTGTGATTTGTATATATATGAAAATATACGCATTAGAAATGATCGATTAGTCCTGGAACGGAGTAGGTTGGCATTGCGCGTGCAGTTTTACAGTTGATATATGCGTCTAATATGAAATGTGGTTCTGTTTGAACCGCGATTGCTCGCGATATTGGTGGATTATCTTCAATGAATGTTTCATTGAGTAATGGCAGATTTGCGAAGTCCTGACTAAGATGCCAAGTATCAAGTGATGCAGATGCATCGCTTCGGAACTTCGATGTGATCTTAGAAACTCCGTATCGGTATTCTGACCAGCGTTCCTGATAGCCGAAAATGCCTTCGTCTGCTGATGTGCCTTGTGCATAAATTTCTTTATTTTTGACTTCCTGCTCGCCAAGGTGAGCGAGAGTAGGCCAATAAAAATCGTATTTAGTGCGGCGTGAAAACATGCGGTTAACACCGCTTTGATATGTAAGATCAGCTCGTGCTGATACGAGACCAATAATAATACCGTGTTCTGTAAAAGATTTTGTAAATCCGTCTTTGTTAGATGCTACCGTAGCAAGTGCGCCAAGTTGACCTGGTATGACTTTGTTAGGGAAAATATCTGGTAAATTGTTATTATTTGTAGCTGGTATTGGTTGTACTTGGACACGTGAAGTTGAACCTCCTAAAAATTCAGGACGTTGTAATCGCGCATCTGGGCTAGTAACATTGAAGTGGCTACGAACAATTTCTGTGTATCGTGTACCGCCACGTGCGTCTTTTTCTGCTAAGCGTTGTAATTGAAACGCCTGGCGTAATGAATTAATAGTAGATGCTGTGGCACCTGATAGATCTGCTTCTAGTCCAGAGGCATATTGTAGAATTGTGCCATCTGGATATTGTGCTGATGATGATATTACACCTGCTCCACTAATATATCCTTTAAAAATATTTGATGTTGTACCAGCAGCATCTCGAACTTGCAAATTACCAGTGTTGACAATTGGTGCTGTTGATCCCAGTGGCAATTCAACACCTGGTCCTTTTTGAGGCCAAGGTAATGCAGATGTGAAATAATCGTGGCGTTTGCCACGGCGTAGTAATGAATAGTGATTATCAGAAAGGTTGTCTGGACCGTCACCTTTATTTACTGTAACTGAATCTTGTAAATTTTGATCGCGGAACCATTCGTTCCAAATAAGATTGTAAGCTCTGTGCCATAATGCTGATACTGAGAGTCCTGTCGCTTGTGAAGCTATAGGTAATCCCATATAATCTTCAAGACTGCCTTCTGCGAAACCTGTGTTATTGTTATCGACTAATTGAGGCACAAGATAGTCTGTGCTATCTGTTGGGTTGTCTTGTTCACCCATAAATTTCTTAAAATTGTCCCAAAGTAAACGATTGGGAACATAAAAATAATGTGTATCAAGGAACATATTGTCCATGATAGGGTGGAGTGGTGTGGCTAATCGTCCAAAAAGTGTAGTATTTACGTTGAATGAGTCTCCTGGTAAGACTTCATCGACGTAAAATGGAATAAGTTTACCTGCGTCAAAAGTTGTTTTGTGCTGATGTGTCCTATCGAATGAAGAACGTTGTGTTTCAACCTTTGGTGTTTGGCTGAATTGGTGTGTCATATTTGATGGTGGCATAATTTTTTGCTTAGAATGGTTGGCTATATGTCTTGCAGACGGCTTTGGTTAATTTCGCTTCGCTCAATTAGTGTCAGTGGGGACAGTTACAACAAGAGAGCAACTGTCCCCGTTTGACCTAACCTGATACTTCGCTTTCGCTTAGAGTTGGTTCTGGAGCCGCTTCAT